GAATAACAGACTGTGGGATATTATTTTCAACGGTCCTACCCTGTCGGCGTCAGCTGAGAGCACGTCGCACCTTAAGCAAGGAGCGCGTTGGGGATTGGATGGTTCAGATAAAATAGCTAATGGTATGGCTAATCCCAAAGACTATAACGATGGTACAAACGTTGAAGCAGGATATCGTCTTTATGTTGTTCTTAAAACAGGTACAGATGGAGAAATTATGGCTTTCCCCAATTGTTTAATTCAAGCGCACACGGTTAGTGTGAACGCAGATGGAACATCTGAGGAAACAATGGAATTTGTAACCCAACAGAACATGATAGAAGGTAAGGACGGAGATTATATGGACGTTAGTCTAATAGCTACCGGGGATTATTGAGGTAATTAAATATGGCATATTTTTTAGGAAAAGATGTTTCAGTTTATATCTCTACAGAAGATACCATAACAGCAAGTTTTGCGAATGTATCAGCTGCTGGTGCAGTCACATTCGATACGAGTACAGGTACATATCAATTTGCAGGCCCATTAAGTGGAACCACTGATTCACAGTTGGTAGCAGAAGCTAATCTTACTGGAGTAGACTTGTCCATTGGTGCTGTAGATGAAGATATTACCTACATGGGTAAAAGACAAGTTACAAAGGCCGAAATTAAGAAAGAGACCACAGTTTCCCTCACTCGTAAAAAGAATAATATTGCGTGGGATGGTATATTCAATAATGGTGGAAGGCAAGGATGTGCAACCGGTTCGGAAATATCTTCGCTTCAAGAACCCACGGTTAATACAGGATACCGCGTTCATGTAGTATTGAGTGGAAGCACAGATTATTTCAGTGTTAGAGGATGTTGCGTTCAGTCACATAGCGTATCTGTTAATGCAGACGGTACTTCGGAAGAAACAATGGAATTTATGACTTACGTTACTCCTAAGGTGTCAGCTACGATGGATAAAGTTAAGATGACTACTTCAGAACTGTAGATATAAACATTGAAGAGGTGGGCTTGCGCCCATGCTCTTCTACAATAATAAGGTGATTAAAATGACCGAAAAAGAAGTTAAAAAAGAAGAAGAAAAATCCATGGATACATGGACGATGGAAGACCTTGTAGCATTGACTGATGAGGTGCAAGAAGGAGAAATTGAATTTAGAGGAAAGCTATTGAAGTATCAATTTTGTGAACTTGTAGAGAAGGAAGAACCCAAATTCAGGCCCCTCTCAGACAGAGCGTCAGAAGAGGAAAAAATGGCCTACTACACAGAAATAGGTGGTAACAGGATATTAGCTATGCTTGAAAAAGCAAATGAAAAGAACCCAGATGGGCCTATTGTCGCTAAAGATAATTGGCAGCTTTTACCGACCACGTTAAGATATCAAATCTCTAATCAGATAATGGGTATCGAGCAGGAGAGCCGAGAAAATTTTCCTTTCTGATGGTAGATTCGCCTGAGGCAGTTTTACTATATGTTCCCCTAATGAAAGATTTGGGGATGAGTTGGAAAGAAATTAAGCAAACTCCCCGTTGGGAATTAGAGGGGCTACTGGCAGCTTCTCACGAGTTTGACCTTTTACATGCAATGGATGGGTATGAAGCGAAAGATATAAGTGATATGGCTAAACATAGACCTCAGATTCGTTCGGATTATGGTCGATATATGGCCCAAAGAAGAAAATATGAAAAATTAAGTGGAAGAGTGCATGACGCTCAAAGTGCAGCGGCTGAATTGAAATCTAAATTGTAAATAAGTAAGTGATAATATGGGTTTCGCTGGTCAAGTATTTGCAGCTCGTGTAGCTGTAGGTTTAGCTATGCCTTCTCCAAAGGCATTTTCGCAAGCAGGAGCGATGATAGGGGGCTTCGCTTCTAAAATGTATAATAAACTTAATCAGCAAGGAAGCCAAGCAGCGAAAAAGAACCTCCAGAGTGCTCAACAAAATCTTAATAATGCTAAAAAAGCCCTAGAAAAACATGCTGCTAACCAAAGCGCTTTTTTAGGAAAAGCTGCTCAAAATTCAGTATCACGTCTATCAGGGGCTTATAAAAAATTGGGTGCAACAGCTTTAGCTAGCGCTGGTGCACTTAAAGGTGTAAAAGCCAAAATGGGTAAAACCGTTTCCAAAAAACTTTTCAAAAATCTAAGCTCAGATTTAAAGGATGCTAAAGATTACGAAAAGATGATGGTTAATTTTACGAAGCTCCAAAAGGGTGAACGTAAAGAAGTAATATTAGCTTTAGATGCCCACAAACTTAAATTAGCAAACCAAATATCCACTGAGAAGAAAAGAGGAAAATTGGGCAAAGATGGGGTGGCAGCAATTAAGGAAGAAATGGGCCTCATTTCTTTACAAGAAAAAGAATATGGGCATTTTGAGAAAACCCGCACTTCGGCAATGGACAAGTATAATAATAAACATAAAAAACTATCCAAAGATATTGTAAGAGAAGATAAAAAAGTAGCAGAGGCTCAGGACGAAATTACTGAGTCCATGAAAGAGACTGCGGACATACAAGAATATTTAACAAATGCGACAAGTTCTTTTATAATACAAATGCAAACAGGCTTTGTAGATGCATTGCGTGAATCTATCTCTGTTTTAGCAGCCTTTTACTATAAATTGAGTGAAAATACAAATGAATTGATTGAATTTGAAAGAGAATTGATGAATGCAAACTCGGTCTTTCAAGTAACAAGGGACGAATTATTTGCGACAGGCGATGTTGTTGTTCAATTTGGACAAGAATTTGGTCTGGAGATGCAAAACGGGGCAACAGGCCTTTATCAGCTTGCATCGGCAGGTCTAAGCGCCAGCGACTCATTGAAAGTTTTAACTGAAACCCTGAAACTTTCCATGGCTGTACAAGGAGACCACAACACTATTTCGAAACTTGTTACTCAGACCCTATTTGGATTTGAGATGGAAATGGACCAAGCAGGAGAAATTGCTGATAAGTTCGCATTCGCTATTCAGAAGTCTCTTATAGAGTATCAAGATTTAGCAAGCGCTGTTAAGTTTGCTCTACCTTTCTTTACCACTACAGGGCAATCTATAGACCAACTGTTAGGGGCTCTACAGATATTGACTAATAGGGCTCTTGAGGCAGGTATTGCAGGGCGCGGTCTTAGGCAGGGCTTAGCAGAGCTTGCTGAGAGTATAGGGGATAGTACTGCTAGGTTTAGGGAATACGGTATAGAAGTCACTGATGCTCAAGGCAACATGCTTAAATTAACGGAAATAGCAGCTAATTTTTCAGATGTTCTGGAAGCAGGTGTAATCAACGATACTGAGCTGCTTACCACGTTGATTGAAGACTTGAATGTTCGTGGTGCGACGGCATTCGTTCACTTGGTTCAAGCTTCGGACGAATTTACACAGGCAGTTGAAGACACAAAGAACGCGGGCGGCGAGCTAGATAAGATGGTTAGGATTCAGAATGAATCCATTGGAGCGCAGATACAGATTCTTAAAAATAACGTTGCCATGATGTTCATGTACAGGGACGCTTCTTTTGAGGGAACCCTTTATCTCAATGCTTTCCATCAGGCGATAGTGCAAGCGGTGGCGTCACTCAGAAATATGCTGGTGGTCGAGCGAGATGGAACAGCGCAGCTTACCGAATTTGGTCTGGCTATACAAGAAGTGGCAATAACGGGAGTGCAAGAAATGCAAAAAATTATGGGTAGCGCTTTACCTGTGCTAGAAAAGTTTGTACAACTCGGGGCTCTGGGCGTTGAGATATTTAAGATATACTTAATTCCTGTTAAAGTGTTGATAAAGGCTTTAGACACCTTGGGACCCACTTTCGTTAAATTTGTGCTAGGGTTCCATATACTAAATAAACTTCTTCCTATCTCCACACTACTTCAATATAGTTATTTCCTAAGTACGTTGAGGGGAGTGACAGTAACTCAAAAACAGACGGCAGCTACTATGAAAAGTACTATAGCATCGCAAGGTTATAGCTCTGCTTTAATGACTAAACTATTCTGGCAAAAATTAACGGCATTCTGGATTGTGACTGATACTGCCTTAACCGACGTAAATACTGCTTCTACTGTCAAAGCTTCATCAGCTGAGCTATATTCTAGAGGACTTAAAATAATAGGATTAGGAGTCTCCAAAGCTGAACAGGCTAATATGACTAGAGAGATATTTTTAAAGAGATTGAAGAGTGAGGGTATAGTCTTAGAAAGTGGTCTGATTAGTGGACTGCATGCTAAAAAGACTGTCGGCATCATGCTTGACCAGCTAGCAATTAAAGGAGAAGAGAGAATGATATACACTAGGGGGTCACTGGTTCCAATAACATGGTCAGCTACTTGGGCTACAGACGCTAATAGCAAGGCGGAAGCAGCAAATTCAGGAGCTAAACTTACAGGCATTTTCGCAACTATTAAAAGTGGTTTAACAAGGGTATGGAACACTATATTCCTAACAGGAGAAACGACTGCTATTTATGGTAATACCCAAGCAGTTAATCTTGGAACTTGGACACGACTGGCATATGTTGCTTCTTTATTTGCTACAATGTGGGCAACCCTAAAGGATACAACAATGATTATAGTTAATAGCGTAGTAAAGCAGTGGAATACTCTGATGACTAGTTTGCAAGCTATAGCTGAATGGGCTAAGAACTCTGCTATGTATGCAGGCTACGTGATACTGCTTCTCGTTGCAATTCCAATGATAGTTTACACTGTTGTTACAATGGCTTTAACTATTGCATCTTGGCTTTTGGCTGCTCCTCTAGCAGTTATTGGGGCGACATTAGCCTTTATATTTTCACCTGTAATAGCACTTGTAATCGGTGTTGGACTATTGATAGGAGTTTTTTATGTTCTAGGTAGAGAAATTAATAAACAAATAGACGTTATGTTCTATTTAAAACAGATGGTTATGGGTATTGGAAACATGTTTGTATGGCTTGGTAAGGCAATGATAGCACCTTTCATTTGGGTGGGAGAAGCAGTTGTGGGCCTTATTGATAACCACCTATTTAAATTTATATTGTTTTTAAAACACTTTTGGGGCATGATAATGTATTATTTCAAAGCACTGGTGGATTACATTGGATTTGGAGCTGGTTCTTCGTTGCTTTCAGTTTTAACAGCCCCATTTACTGCTGTATGGAATGTAATTAAAGATGTAATTGGGGTACTTTATACAAATGAGGACAGCTTATTTAATAAGATTGTCGCCTTTGTAGACTACATAGTGAACGAGAGCTTCCTTGCTCCTATATTT